CCAGTCCGTTGACCGCTGGTTTCATGTCGTTGTCTGCACACACCTGGAAGTACTCCACAATACGTTGCTGCACTTGAGTTGGTTCGTACAAGTCGCAAGCATCCATACCAATGATAGCAAGGGCAACAGATGTATATTTATTGTTTGCACCATCTGGGATGTTTGGTAGTTGCACGGGATGAACACCGTGTCGCATAGTCTTGGGTGGTTTGATAATCTCCACTGGATCGCCTACCTCAATAGGCTTGCGTGGTTTAATCTTCTTCTTTTTGGGTTCCATCTTCTAAATCCTCCATGATAGTTTGATAGTCTCGTAAGAGTTCCGTCAGTTGCTTGGCAGTTCGTGATAGCTTTCCGTAAGGCTTCTTGTGCAGTCGATTTACACGAGCAAGCACTTGCAAAGAGTTGATAGTCTCAGGCCACGATTTAACCATCCGTTCAAGAGTTTCTTTGGTATAAAGTTGCATTGAATTGCCTCCTGTTAGTCAACAGCAACATCGCAAAAATCCTATATATATAAAACGCATAAACTACATAGTCTTTTTAATTCTATTTACTAACTTATTTTTGCTTGTTGAACTTGTTGAATAGTATAAAAAACAAGGACACGTGGTAGTTTTTCGTTCAACAAGTAGCCGTTTTTTGCTTGCTGATTTACTTGTTGAGTGTTGTTGAATTTTTACCTATTTTTGCCACGACAGACTGAAATCGAGCAAAAAGTTCAACAGGTTATTCAACAGGTTGGAAGGTAAAATACCTACATTTCACACCACCAAGTGAGCCGTTTTTATCCTCCAAAATTCGGTTGCCCATCACGGCTTTGAACTTGGGAAGAAACTTCTCACGAGAGAGTGGTTTGTGTCCAGTTTGGTCGCACCACTGACGATAGTTGGAGTACACTGCCTCACGAGTAATTTTGCCGTTGTAATTCATATCATCACAAAATACTGCAATTGGGTTGGACACCTCTTCGAACTGCTTAACCATGTTTTCTTGGTCTGGGTTGTCTGTAAAATAGTTTACCGTGCGCAAGAGTTTGTAGCCACGATATGCCCAATTGAAAATGCCTGGCAGTTCCTTCAAGAGTTTAGGAATGATGTTGACATCTCGTGGTTTCTCCAATGTGTTGTGTGGGTTTGGATGCTCCACATATCTGCAAGGGAAGTTGACAAAACGCAAACGTCTGTTAAGTCCGTTGATAGTCTCGGCAGTTGGCATCATATTGCAAGCATAAATGAGTTTGCAACGTGGAATAAAGTCCACGTGAGTCATGCCCTTGTAGCACGCTTGAATGGATGTACCGTCAGCGATTTTAAGTAGCCACTCACGGATTTCGCCCTTGGAAAAGTCGCTGTTGATATCTGAACCGATGTTGAGTAAACTGTCTTTCAAGAGTATGCGTTGAAATTCTGCTGTCAGTCCGTTGGGTTCAACGTGAGTGACATTCTTGTCTCCAAATATCTTCTGCACTACTTCCAAGTAAACAGACTTACCATTACCACCATCGCCCATAAGAATGAACACTTGTTGGTATTTACAGTTAGGGAAGAGGACATAACCTGCAATCATCTGCAAGTTTTCTTGTGAGATTGGCTCATCGTTGGTCACATCCACCATAAAGTTGTCCCACGTTGGACAAGTGGCATCTGGGTTGTAGTCGTAGTCCATGATGATGGAACAAAAGTCGAACTCGGAAAAGGCTCGGAAGTTACCTGTCTCAATTTCCAGTGTACCGTTTTGGAAGGTCAGCACTGGGTTTCGGTCGAACACAACGTCTCGAACAGTTCTCGCTTTAAGTAGGTTGCACACAGCGTTCACACGGTTGGAAGTCGTAAACTGCTTGCCATAGGTTGTGTCAGCATAGTTGCGAATGTCGTTATCGGAAATCCTTGACCAAATGCGGCCATCCCACTCGTAGAAACCTACGTTGTTGATGTAGATGACGTTGTGTTGCTTGATGATCTCGTCTGCCACATCTGATTCACTCGGTGGTTTGGTTGCCATTTTTGCAAGAGCATCTAAACTCCTTGCAGGGAACTTGTCTGCACATGAGTTGATGATTTCCGATATGGCAACAGCATCGCAGTGACGGTTGACGGAAAACACAAAACGCTTTAAGTCGTCCATAGTCTTTGATTGCGATGCAAGGAAAGGCATACCAGGTTGAGCGTTGGCTACAATAAGAGAGATGTCGTTGCCTGCTGCATAGTAGTCGGAAACATCGTGGTAGTTTGGTGTTGTACCTACCTTAAACGGAATGTTATTTCTAAACAGCGTTTGTGCCATATCAAGGGTAAAGTGTTCGCCAGCTTGGGATGTAGCAGAGTCATCATCGTAGCAGATAATAACTTGCTCAAACATCTTGGCAACGGAAATCACTTCCTTGATTTGTTGACTAGAAAACCGTCCTGTGATAGCCGATATCGTTGGATAGCCTGCTTGTATGGTGGAAAGCGCATCAAAGGCACCTTCGGCAATAAAAAGAACATCTCGTCTGCCGTTGTTCAATGTATCTAGACCAAACACACAATGGTTGTTGTAGTTGTCGATTGCCATCTTGCGATACTTCGAATTTGGGTATCGACATCCTGGCATGGCACGAGTTGCATAGTACACCACTGGGCCGTTTGTCTCACGATAGTATGGGATGACAAGGCGACCTTCTTCGTTTCGACCTATGCGATATCTTTTGATAGTCTCATCGGTAATTCTGCGTGAGTGAAGATATTCACAATCGGCAGCAGTAAGTTGCGTATGCCAGTAAGCAATCTGGTTGCACAAGTTTTGCGTGTAGTCTCGCCAACGTGAGTAGTCTTCCGTCTCGGTACCAGTTGCTTCTGCTAAAAAGCGAATAGCCTTGCCGATGTCGCCATCAAACTTGTGTCTTGCACACAAATCGATGACATCACCACCAAAGCCACCACCAAAGTCCCAATAGAAATCTTTTTGCACTTGGAAGGATGTTGGATTGCTTGCATCCGTTCTTAGTGGCGAAACAGTGCGAGAGTTTTCTCGCACGTTCACATTCATATAGCGTTGTAGATAATCTGGAACGGTTATCTTTTGTTTGATAATGTTTGTATCGTTTTTCACTCTTCAACACTCTCCAGGAAATAGCGTTTAGAAAAGCCACCCTTTGTAGATAGTTTTGCTCGCACTGTTGCAACTGTTCGCTCATGATCGGCAAGTATGCAGGAAAGCACCGTCACAATGTCGGACAGTTCTTCCACTACTTCTTCTTCCGTCTCGGCAATGTACAGTTCGTTAGCCTCTTCAACAAGTTTGTTTCGTAGAGCCATTTCGATGTCCGTATCGTTTTTTACATTGTGGTTTTGAAGTAGGATTGCCAGCACCGTCACGATGTCTGCAAGCTCTTCCACAGTTTCGTCTTCCGTTTCTGCAAACAAAAGCTCATTTGCTTCCTCAATGAGTTTTGCCATAAGTGCCTTTTCAAAGTCGGCATCATTGTCAATGACGTGGTAGTTGGCCTTTCTGCCACTGTGGTTGATGATTTCTGGGATGTTGTCTCGCACTAGTTTGTTGTGAATTGTTCTCATTTTTTGTTTACCTCTTTTAATATAGTTAATGTATCTCCTTCATGTATCGTTGATGATACCATGTTGTTTTCTTTTTTTACAAGGAAGTAGTACTCCCAAAGATCCATGCGTTTCGGGCAATACTGTTCACAGATGCTCCAAAGTGTTTCTCCACGATTGACCAGGTACAATGTCCTAGTCCACTCGTAGGTTGGTGTTTTACACTTGGCAAGCAGTCCCAGTGCAACAATTAGTGCAAGGATTATTGGTAGAATCGCATCGAATTTCACGCTTTTGCACCTCGAATCCAAGCATGTAGTCTGCACTAACGTTTAGTGCTTGGCAGATTGCCTTTAGGTTGTCCGCAGTTGGCAATATATCTCTGTTGATATAGTACCAAATGGCCATTTTGGACATGTATATTGTTTCAGCTAAATCCTCGTAGGTCATGCTACGTTCTTCTAAGACCTCTTTTAGTCTTGCACCAAAGTCAGTCATTTTGTTCCCTCCACAATTCTGATTGCATCTTCAATTGATGTGCACCATCCAGCAATAGCGCCAGAACGATACATCGATTCAATAAAGTCTAGTTGATTTTTGCGTGGTTTTTCGCCAGGTAGTTTTACCTCAAGATAAAAGGCTCTTCCATCACTTCGATGACCGTAGATATCTGCCTCTCCTGGATTGCCAATCTTGACCATAGTACCATACTTGGTATAGAACTCGCCAACGGTGTGATTGGCTGCATAGTGACCACGCTGACACAATGCAACAATGATTTTGTTTTGAAGGATTGTTTCTTGGTTAATTTTACATCACCTCCAAAAGTACTTTTTGGGTAATTTGGTATAATTCAGTTTAATTTCTACCTATTTCGGCTACGCAAAATGCATTGCGCCCAAAAGGCAGGGTTTTTTACTCCACGTTTTCGACCAAGTGCCACAAGCTCTGCAAAAGTTCTTGCTTGACCTTGCTCTTGTCTTAGTCTCTTGCGTTCAAGCTCTGCTTGTTCTGCTTGTTCGGCAGTAATGCGTTGCAGTTCGATTTCCTCCTTCTTTTTGAGTTCCCTTGGATGCGTTTTGTACTCATGCCCACAGTAAGGGCAAATGGGTGCCGTCTTGAACACCTTGAAACACTTTTGGCAAGTTCGTATAGTGAAATTGCCCTCCGAGTCGAATTGCTTGCGTTTTCGTACAGACTGTGTTAGTGACCACTCCACATCGGCATCGGGCAAAGGATTCCGCAGGTAGTTGCCTACACAATCGATGATGGTTGCCACCTTGTTGGGTTGGTATCTCATAGAACGCATGGCTTGTTGCCAATACAGTGCATGACTTTCAGTTGGTCGCAAGAGCAAGCAACAGGACACGTCATCAATGGAGATGCCTTCGGAAATGATACCCACGTTGCACAGCACCGTTATTTTGCCTTCACGAAACTTTTCCATGATGTCTGCACGCTCTCGGTCTGGTGTGTTGCCGTCAATCTCAACTGCGGTGTAGCCATTAGAATTGAACATATCTGCCGTTTCCTTGGCGTGCTTTACTGATACACAGTAAGCAATGGTCTTTTGCCCCTCTGCCAGAGTTGTCCACGATTTGAGGACATCTGAATA